GGCAGCATCGGAGATAACCTGCTCCGTGCTGTCCGCAAACTTCTGACCAGCATTAGCCACGAAATTCAGCATCTGGAATAGAGTAGAGGAAGGCTCTTTGTAGGGGAGGGGAATAATAGCCTTTGACAAATCTATACCAGTTGCCTCAACCTCCTTGAACTCGCCGGGAGCAATAGGAGAGTTGTCGCCAACCATCCTAACTCCTTTGGCCTTAAAACCACCCGGTAGATTTGCAAACTGCCCTGCATCTATCAGCGAACGCATTGCCGCAGTAGCACTCATAGTCAAATTACCAAGGAAGTGTATAAGACCAAGACCATAGAAACCAAAGCCGGGAACAAACCTATAATGCACAAAGTGATTAATTTTTTCTTTGTTCGGGTCATCTTGCTTATAGTTCCTACGAACACTTAGTACCTGTCTCGACTGTTGATCTATAGTTACAATATACGGACAGGCTTGTTCTTCATCTTCAATCTCCAGATAACAGTGTTGTTCCAGAAGAACATATTGAGGATCGTGATCTGATGTAGGAGACAGACCAATAATTGTATCCATCTTTTCACTGAAAGATGTGCTGGGATATGCAGAAGGAGAAGTAAGCTCAACATCTGAATAGACACCAGCTTTCATATCTCTTTGCAGTTCAACAGGACTACGATATATTACATGTGTGTAACGATCTGCATTTGAAAGATCAGTTGCATAGTAAGAAATATAAAACTGATCAATAGGAATAAACTCAGACTTGGGACGCTTAACAGTTGCATCATAGTACAACTTTTTAAATGCAGAACCAATCAAGGGGAGGTGAAACAACATTCTTTCAAACTCATCAAAGTATTCGGGCATCTGCTCCGTTACTTGATAGTTCATAAAGTTCTGTACACGGTTAGCCTGTAGTTCTTTTTCAGTTGTGGACTTGCCAAATATCTGTGCCTTGACAGGACCGCTGGATGGGAATAATTCTCCTGATGCTTTGGATTGGAACTTGACAGCAGACTCAATCAACAAGGGATGTACAGCAGTACATGCACCCTCAAAAGGTTCTGTACCCTGCTCCAGCTTCAGACCTAGCAGATCAAAGCCACGTTCAAACATTGACTCCCACTCAGCACGGGAGTCTTTGTCAGCTTCAAAATTTTCTAATACAGTTTCTGCAATATCTGCAAGATCATCTTCATCCATATCGTCAACCATATTGCCATACCATTCGGCAATATCTTCAGAAGCCTTCATCTCAACAACCTCAGAAAAATCTACAGTAACTCCTCCATCATCATCAAGTTCAAAAGTTGCACCACTATCTTCTTCAGCTACAAGCGGTATAATATTTGTTTCTTGTTTTGATATTGTATCAAAAGGGTTACGTTCTGTTGCCATTATGCTATATTCCTATTCAATAATTCTGAAGCAGTTTTTCTTCCGTATATTTGTTCGAGTATTGATTCTATATTTGTGGACGATGCTTGTTTTTGTTCTGGTCTTTTAAAGGGTGTCACAGTTAATTCAGGAGCGGCTATTGATGCTGTTTGAACTGGAGGAGTTAACTGTGGAATCAACTCATCATCGCCTAAGTCTATATCTATACTTTCTTCTGGGCTTTCAGCCTGAGAACTAATGTCAGCAACACTAGCAGAAGGTGATCCTAGATCATTTCCCTTTCCTGTTCCTGAATCCCTAGAGTCTACATCATCAACTGATTCTTCTTCTGTACCAAATACAGAATCAAAAAAACCTTCAGCAATGGCTGATGCACTTAAATCAAAGCCGGTTGCTTCTTCGGCTACGGCCTGTGCCGCAGATAAAGCTGCTTCATCAAGACTGCCGGGAATTGAGGATAATCCTAAGGAATCTACCAGACCAGCTATATCTTTACCTAGTTCACTGGGCGAGTCAAAACCTAGAGCCGACCTCAAACCTAGTCCCATATTTATACTTCCTGGCATACTAATTCCAAGAAGACCACCAAGAATACCCGTAAGACTAGGCATACTTTGAATTGCATTAAAATGAGCTACTGCTACATCTCTAGCAGCATTGCCCATTTCACTTAGACCCGCTGCTGTTGAGTTTGGACCAGTATAGGAAAAACCTCCTACAGCAGCAGGACTTACTTGTCCTCGTGAAAGACCATACTTATCTTCAACGCTACGTGCAACACTAAGATCAAAATCTTCTTCAGCTCTATCTATAAGGCCAACAAAGTCTCTATCAACAGCATCATTATATCCAAATATACCCATGTCCATTAAATCTTGCAAGCCTTCAGCTTTTTCTGCTGCTGATCTTGCAGACAACGCTTCTACTTGTGCGTCTAGTTGTGCTTGAGTTGCTAGAGAAGATTGCCCTGCTTCTGCTACGTCTGAAGCGCCGACGTCTTCCGATCCCGGTCCACCTGCTTGTCCTCCGTCGTAACCCGGATCAGTATCCGGGCCTGACGGACCACTACCAAAATCTCCGGGTCCGCCGTAGCTGCTAGATTCGGATGCTCCTGCGGCAGCGGCTGACATCCCATCAAAGCCGCCCGATGCATCACCCTCATCGCCCTCACCACTACCAGCACCCTCAAAACAAAAATGTCTCTGCTCATAAGGATTTAGACCTAGATAGTCTAATTGTTCATAAAGATTATGTCTAGATTTTTTATAACAATGTAGCATACTGTAATGTCCTCTTATTCCCCTTCTGCCTAAAGTACTGTACTTTTCCCTTAACACCAGCAGCTTTAAGTGCGTTTATTAGATGTGATTCTTTACTTCTCATTTCTGAAAACACTCCACCATAAGGAGCTATACAGTCTACTATCCAAGGTATGACTCCAGTATTCCAATCTTTTGCTTGTAATCTTTTTGTTTGCGATGCGTATTCATCAGAAATCTTTTGAGATAGAAACGTCCATGTTGCAAAAAATAGAGGAGTTCTTTCATTAGATACAATAACATATTGATTAGATTTTACAGCAGGTAGAATTGTATTTACTATATTATATATTGTATATTTTCTGTAGAGTGGTGCTGTATTTAAAATATATATTATTTTTTCTAATTCAGTCATCCTATTATTATAGCATACTTTTTTAAGTTTCCCAAATCATACATTCCAGTAAGTGGCTACTTTCTCTCTGGGTTCATCATCGTATTCAGGATCGTCAGGATGTGTAAGATGCCATGAGTCTTTCATGTAGTGTACTGCCATTGTCAGGGCATCTACCTGATCATCATGAGCTGCATTGGGAAACCGTATAAGTTCTTCTATGAGGTCATCTGCCCACTTCTTACCCTTGGGTATCCATAGCCTACCCGCTTCCATGATAGGGGTTGCTGCATAAACTCTGGATACCTTATCCCTGTCAGGTAGATATTCCATTACAGGCAGACCACTCCTACGCATATCCTGAATAAGAGACTGACCTGATGCTTTCTTTTCAACCATACACACGTCTGGCTTATGGTTGTTGTAAAGTTTCTGAGCAAGTCTTCTAAGTTCAGGGTACTCAAAACGTCCCTTGATGTTACCTAGCAGTATCAGGTGCGAAGCAAAGTCTTCATAACCATCATCGTTTTGATTATGCATGTGGAAGATACCCCATGTCTGGATAACACTGTAGTCAGCAGTATTAGATGTGGAGAATGCCGTATCAAATGTCTGAACAACAAAATCACAACTGGGCGGTTCTTCGTCTTCCCACTCCTTGATCCAGCGTTTTTTTATTATACCACCCTCTTCAGGTGTGGGGTCTTGCATATACAGAGCGTTCCAGTACCGGCTACCATTACTTGCCTTGATCTCACTCTCATCCATCCTGAGTATTCTGTCAGATTTCCACTCAGGGAAGTAACTGCCACCTATAGGAAGGTTAAGTAATTTTGATGATTCTTCGTCTACCCATGCAGGTATCCTTACCACCTCCCACGGTATAGTTTCGTAGTCAGACATATTCTCCTGTTGCTTCAGCAGCCATCCGCAGAGATCATCATAGTGATATCTTGTATTTATTATTACAATGGCACCATCAGGCATGATACGTGTTCTGAGTCCCGCAGGATACCACTCTTTGATGAACCTTCTTCCGGCACTGGAGATCGCATCTTCTTCCGACATAGCATCATCAAGGATTGCTACATGAGCGCCACGTCCAGCAATCTGTGATCTGACACCGGCAGCATAGTATGTACCATTATGATTTGTCTTCCACTTACCAGCAGCCCTGACATCACTTCTAAGTGAGACACCTCTGAATACCTTTTGATATTCCTCAGTGTTTACTATGTCTCTTACTGATCGACCAAAGTCACTTGCCAGTTGATCACTATGAGAGATACTAAGAATCTCATGTTCAGGGTTCCTGCCCAGATACCAAGCAGGAAACAACTTGGAACAGACAACAGACTTTGATGAACGTGGTGGAAGAAAGACCATCAGTCTTTTTATTTCTCCATCCTGTACTTTTTGTAGTCTGTCTGATAGTACTTTTATATGATTACCCATCCTAAAGTCAGATACAATTGAGGGTGCTACTAATCTTACAAAAGACAAGAAGTCATCGTGACACTGACTATCAACTCCTTCCTTCAGTAAAGCTTCAAGGTTGATGTACTGCTCTATATAGTTACTATCTAAATACTCCATAGTAGTATTATACACTATATTATAGAGATATACAATAGAGATACTAATAAAATAATAAAATAATACTAATAAGGAACTAATTAGTACCGCTTTGTTGTATTTATGTCACACTTATGGATACCTTACTTTTTATTTTTATATTTTACCCCCTGTTATTTTTGATAATTTTATCTATAGTCCCGTTCTTACCTTCTACCGCCGACGCCGCAGTTTTTTTCCCTACCCCCTAGACGATATCATATGAGATAGTCTCACCTGAGATTAACAGATACCTTGCAAAGATACTATCCGGTCAGTCAGTATTAGCATCGGCTAACATTTATAAAGCCTATGCAACATTCATAAACCCCCGTTATGATGATAAGCCCTAGCTAGTCTATCCCGCTCGCCAGCTTTCCTAGGTATTTGCATGTGCAAGCACTAGCATTTCCGCCGATCTCGATGCGCTGGAATGAGCCATTCAGACGACACGGAACAAAACATGAACACCGCTATGACGAGCGTCAAGACGATTTAGGTAGGATCATACCGGAAAACATTCCCGCTCATATGCGGCGCTTATAGGGCAAATGAGAGAATGTTCTTGTTTTGTTCATGCTCTCAATCGGAGAGCTATGCAATAAACGCATAGGGCTACGGCAATATTGCATGTCGATTTATGTAGACTGTCCCAAATCGTTCGTGCTAAGTTCTAAACATCGAAACGACGCAAGCCCAACACCGCTAAGGCGGGAGGGTGTTAGCGGTAGAGGATTGGATAGGAATATCCAGCATGGTTCGATAGAGGATACACGGTGAAGCCGGAATTCTCTTATTTGGTATCGAATAGGTGCAACCCTGTTTGTAACTATTGCCAAGCTTTCAATGTTAGAGGGTAAGGCGATAGACGCACTCAGGCCGATGCAACCGAGACGCAAAAAGCGTTGTGATGCTTTCATGCCCTAGCAAGTGTGACAGTCATTGCGTGAGATATCAGAAC